AAGTCTAGTAAGGTATCAATATTATCACATACCTCATCACAAACTATTTTAAGCTTGTGTTGATCATTCAAATGGGATTTCTTCATTATTTTGTTCTTCAACAACAAATCCATCAGATGCGCCACCTTTATTATTAATGACTTCTAATCTTGTTCTGCCTTCAGTAATCTTTGCACACCAACCCTTCATGTGGCAGTTAATGTAATCATTATCGTCTAGTCCACCTCCATGTCTGCTAATTAAAGGAACTAGTTTACGATTGCCATTATCTGGACCATCTTCAGCAATCTCTTCAGGAGTTTTTCTCTTAAAAATACTAAAGTTACTACACAACCAAATGATTCTATCTGAACCACTTGCTGTATCTGTGCTTTCCTTTGTAATACCATCTCTATTTAATTGGATAAATGCAACAATAGGAACCTTATATCTAACAGCAAAGTTATGCAGAGAGGTCATCATAAAACCAAGAACCTGATATTCTTTTAGGTCTTGGCTCATACCAGCACTATCCATTAGTTTTAAATAGTCATAGAAAATGACACAATCTTTTGCTGTGCCATCATCATTAAGACCAACTTCTTTTAAAACCCAACGTCTCATAATAGCTAGCTGATCTTCAAATGGTTTACCAGCAATACTTTTATGAAAGAATGGTGTTTTCTTAATTTCTTCTACTGCTTGTAGTAATTTAGTTTTCTTATCTGGTGATTCTGCAAACTTACCAGTTTCAATTGCATTGATCTCAATTTCGGTCATCATTGCTAAGATTCTGTTAATATGATCTTCTTTATTCATTTCCGTATCCATATTCAATACGGGAACTCCTAGCTTGGCTACATTACGACCAATATTATCTGATAGTAGAGTTTTACCAGTCTTAGGACGAGCAGCTATAACATTAACCGTGCCTTTTCTTAAACCACCACCAATAGCTTGATCATATGCTGGAAAACCAGTAGGAATACCAATCTGATCAGTTTTGTTCTCTTCAAGATTACGAATATAGGCATCTAGATCTTTACCAATAGTGACAGGATTATTATCACTATCATTTAGCAAAGAAGTAAAATTGAATATCGTTTCTTCTGCAATACCAAGAATAGAACCAATAGGCTCTGTACCATTAACGTCTAGAATTTTTTCTTGAGCTAATTCAAGTTGTTTTCGTAAAAGTCTAGCAATCTCTAGTTTGCGAATCTTAGCAGCAAATTTACGAACATTATCTAAAGCTACTGGAAAATCAATGATAGCTCTAAGATGTTGAACCTCTTCCTTTTTGCTTAAGATATGTCCATAACCCAATTCTTCTGCTACTGAAAAAATAGTAGCCACATCGATATTAGGCTTTTGTTCTCTTTCACAAACAGTTTTAAGACATTTGTAAATGATAGAATTACTATCAATAGTAAATGATGTATCCTGAATAATATCAGCAATATCTAAATAAGCATCTTCGCCATAATTACATATTCCAGATAAAACAGCACGTTCTGCTGCAACGTCACAAAGTATCATATTAGCCTGCTGCTCCGGAACATTTGTTACACTTATATCTGTCTATTGAGTCTGTAATTAGCACTGGATTAACAGTCTCTTTCTTTCCACAAACTCTACAAATAGCAGTGACCAAATTGAATGGTCTAGCTCTTGGTACTGGGGGCTGAACTATTAATTTCTTATCTATTTCAATGTCTTCCATATGCATTCTTTTTTCCATCATAGCATCAAACTTATTATTTGAAGACTTTGATGTTGAAGGTTTACTCTTGTTATTGGTACGAGGAGTTTTCTTCTTAGTCTTCAAGTCATTCTGCTCTGACGAAGCATTGTCCTGCTTTGGCAGCATAGACTGAAGCATTAAAATCATCTGCTGTATTTGCTGAGGATCTAAGTTCATATTATTGTCCATGTTTAGTCACTTTCATTCTTTGAATAGCAATTAAAATATCTGATAAATTCTTAATAGAGTTAGCTATATATGATAAACGATCAGTTCTTTGTTTAGCATAAATCTTAATTTTATTTAAGGATTGAGCTTTATCATTATGTTTAATTGCCTGATTAGATTTTTCAACGTATCCATAACCTTTATAATTATTGATATCATCTGCTATTACTATCTTAGTAGTATCTTCTGCCCAATTATATCTAGCTATTTCTCTATTAATAGTTCGTTGAACATGAAAAGAGAACTGTGCTAATCTATAAGATATCTGACCACAATCTTCTGGAGTTAATTTTTCTAATTCATCTCTATTCATAGATAGATAGCTATTTAGTTCTGCTTCTGGCAAACCTCCAGCAGAATATCTAGGAAGACCTAGATTATTTTCATATTCATCTAGAAGATTATCCCAATCTTGTAATTCTTCTTTAGCAGTTTTATTGCTCATTTTTAATCCTATTAGACCAAAGTTCTACATCTTCATGAAATGGCAACTCAATATAAGTTATACCATTTATATCACACCATTCCTGTTTTTCCTGATCTCTCTTCTTGTGTCTAACAAATCCTAGCAAAGTGTTATGATAGAATGGCACAAATTTATAATGTTGCTCTCCATGCACCTCTATTGTTTTCTTTAATAGAGGGATATAAAAATCTAAGTATAAAGTTTCTGATCTTCTTAGAGGAATTGCCACTTCTTCCAGAATTTGCATCGTGGGGAAGCATTTATGTAGTAAGTCCCTAGCAACAAGTGCAAGGACGATTTGTTTTTAGCTTTCCCATGCGCAATGCCTCCAATAAGTTGCCAATTACACATGTTACCATCAAGATCTTTTACTTGCATTTAATGCCCATTGTTTCCTTGACTTGTGCTAGTAAACTATCGTAGACAGCAGGATTATCTACTATATACTGTCTTAGTTTTTCTGTTCCTTGAAATTTAGGCTTGTCTGTAACTGATGTTAGAGTATACCAAGCGCCACCCTTTTGTATAATACCAATATCAACTGCAAGCATGAGCAATTCCATTTGCTTATCTATGCCCTGACCATATCGAATATAGCTAGTAATAGTTCCGCCGGGAGCGCCTAATGCAGAGCACATTACTTGCCATTGAATTTCTTGACCAATTTGTTGACCATCTTCTGCTGATCCAATTTTCCAAGCGGTGTGGAACTTAGCTCTTAGTTTAATATCTGTTTGATAAGCAATAGCCTGACCACTCTTTTCTTTCCATTCAACATGACCAGTACCTGGATTACCCATTAAGTGAGTAATACCAATAACAATATTTCTATTCACAGGAATAACATTCGCCACCTTCCTGCAAAACTTAGCCAATAGTTTAGCCCCATCCGCTCTTTGCATTTTGTTCATATCGCTAGTGATTTCTGTTTCAGTACATAATGCAGAGTAGGAGTCTATGATAAGAACACATCCAGGAATTTCATTAATAATTCTCTCTCCAATCTGGAGATATTCTTCTGCATGTAAAATCTTACCTTGCTGAGAACCTATAATATGAAATCTATCTAGATCTAATCCTGGAATTCCTTCTAAATCCCTTTTCTTTAATCTACCTTCAATGTTAAGGTAGTACACTTCTCTACCCTCTTTGAATCCCTGATAAGCATATTCGGGTCTTTGTGCTGTGGCAGCAAAGTCTAAAGAGGTCGTGGTCTTTCCACATTTCGGTTGTCCGGTTAAAATCATAAAACTTCCTTCTGGGACACCACCATTTAAAATAATGTCCAGAGAAGGGCTCACAGGAATTGTAATGAGTTTTTTGTCAACAACAGCACTTGCTGTGAGCATGATTTCATTACCGAAATTTTTAATTACGTCTTCTTTGAGACTCATTGATCTAAATCCTTAAGTTTGGAAATAATATTTTTAGAAACTGGTGATTTTATACCAAAAGTGATATTATCTTTTCTTTCAATAGTTAAACTAAGAGTTGTGTTTTCTTGTTTAATATTAATTTCTTGTTGTTCTATAATAGCAGGAAGATGGGGTGCTCGCAAAGAATAGATTTTCTTGCCTTGATCAGTATTGAGAGCCCTTATGATTGCTTTAGCTGAATATGTCTTAAGTAATTTATGAGCAGAACCTATTTGATTTCTAAAAAAAGTTGCCCACTTATTATGTACCCAGAAACGATAATGTAAATCTAGTTTGTCTTTTTGGGCTTTTCGTTCACAGATAATCTCTGTAATAAACTGAGCCTGGGACACTTCTTTCCCATTTGAGTACTTAGATATGTATTTGTCGCACATTACTTTTTAAACTGATTTAGTTCCTGACAAACATTTTCCAAAGAATTATGAAATTTTTCAAAAAACTTATCCATATGTATTTTCCAATCATCCTTAGCTTTGACCGGAACATGATAATATTTTTCTACGATCTCTTTAATCTCCCCAAGATATCCTTTATCGTCTATCTCAGATACTTCTGCTTTAATAAAAAATGTAATTTCATGAGGAGCTGTTGTAACATGCTTAGAATGTATTACATCTGGGTGTTTTTCTGAAAAGTCTGGAACACCATTAGGATTATTAATATCAATATCTGTAAAACGATTATCTTTAATTTCTTCTATAGCAGCATTCAGCTTATTTTCTATAGTAGATAGAAGCTGTTTTTCTTCTTCTGTCAATTGTTCATATATACTTGCAAATGATTCTATCATAATAATTAATTATTAAATGGCCTGAAAATACCTTTTTGATTCTTGCGTCCTTCTGGAGGACTAGCTTTCTTTAGATCGTCATTCATAGCAGAAGCTTCTTTAGTCATAATAGATACTTTACGAGTACCTCCAGCACTTTCATTAATCATAAGGTTTTTTGATGGAGATTTTCCCATAGGAGAAGAAACAGTTTTGATAGAAGCTTGAGGGGTAGTAGATGGACTATCTATAACATTCTTAACCTGACTATCAGTAAGAGATAGTTCGTTAGCAATCTTTGGAGAATCCCACCCCTGACTATTCAGCCATAGAGCAGCATACTTTTGAATCTTATTAATTCTAGCCATTATTCTTTCTCTCTTTCAGCATTGTGAAGCCATGCGACATTTTTGGTTTTTAAAAATTTGACATACCAATTAAACACCTTTTGGTTTACTTCAGCAAATTTATTATTTGATCGACAAACTCTATTCAAAAAACTATTATTAGTTTCTTGACCCAAAATAGATACTGGATTATATAGTTTACCATTATTACTTAGTCTAATAGTATATTTGGTTGTTCCATTTTTTCTTTTTGTTCTTTTAGCAAAAACAGAATCTGTTTCAGTTTTTGTTTGAGGAAGATCATCTGAACCTAAAAAATCTTCCATACCCGATAGTGTAAAAAATTCAGCAATAATTTCTTCATCAATATTCTCTGATGAATACTTGCTTTCAGGATTAAAAATAAAATTATCCATAGTTTCTGATCCTTTTTAGGAAGTCCATTTGGTTTTGGATTTAGGTTTTTGTATTCTAGACATACCTTTGGGTAGTTCTTTTTGAGATGGTTCTTCTTTATAGTCGTTATGTTTTTGTTCTAAGCTTATTTTATGGTCTTGACTAAGCCTATCTCTATTACGATTAGCCAAATCTCCAAGTGTCTTCAGTTCACTATCTGATTTTTTAATAGAAGTATTAAGAGTTTTAATATCTTCCATATATAGCCTATGCGTTTTCTTGCTATTGCAATTCTCACACTTTGGTTGAGCAATATAGTCTTTGATAGGGACTACTAATTCAAATTTAGCATCACACTTCTCACAACAATATGTATAGCACGGCATTATAAATAAGACTCTGGAAGGTAAATCGTCCATTCTTTGGGAATGTCTGACCTTATCTTAAGAAGAAGTCCTCTTACTGGCAAGTACTTTGCGCTTTTATTTGGAACTACTGGAAGATTTTTAAGAGGCATATTGGCCTCTTTTGGTGTTCTATTACCCTTCTTACGATTACATTCTATACAAGCTGTAACAATATTTGTCCAACAAGTAGGTGACCCTATATTTTTTTTCCAAATAGACTTAGGAATAACATGGTCATAAGTCAATTGATTGATTTCTTTTTCACAACCACAATATTGACAGCTATAATTATCTCTAATGAATAGATTTTTTCTAGAAAAATTGACACTCTGATGATTTAAACGAAAATATTTTGCTGTTTTCACAACAGCTGGTATGGGTATTTTTTTATTATTAGCCCCACAAATATAATCGTTTTTATAAAAGTCTATGATCTCTACTCCGACACGAGAATTTTCTTCGTGCCTATAAGCCCATACCAATGCTCTTTTCCAAGAGATGATACCTAGTGGGGTGTAATCAGCATTCAAAATTAAGCATCTACTATTTTGAGTTTGCATCTTTTTCGTAGTTGTCTAGTCTTCCGATAATTTTCCCGATGATTGGATTTCTCACAATGTCTGATGCTTCTAGTCTAGCAACAGCAATACCTTCAATGTCAGCTAGAGCATTTGTCATTGACCAAAAGCCGCCCTGCATATGTCTATGTAAATCTGATTGACTAACGTCACCAGTTAATACCATTTTACTATTAGTTCCAATTCTTGTGAGCAACATTTTAAGTTGATCATATGAAGCATTTTGACATTCATCTGCTACGATAAAAGCATTATGAAAATTACGACCTCTCATTAATCCAAGAGGAACAATTTCTATTTTATTATTAGTTTTAAGACTAGCGTATTTAGCACTAGGTATGAAATGATTTACTTCATCTAATAATGGTAATAGATAAGGATGTAATTTT